CGCATAAGTTAATTCGAGTGTACGGATACCATCACGATCCCCGGGTGCAATATCTCGATAGTAAATGGCCGGGTGACTAATGTTAATTATATTGCCAGCCGTTCCACCGATAGCTCCAGAAGCAACCGCACCGGTTGTCCCCGCTTTAAAGTTAGCGTCAAATGCTTCGGTTGCTACCAACACATGTTCAGGATCCAACGAGCCGTTAACATCGCGGCCAATCACCCGGACTTCGCCAAAACCATCGGGTGATGATGGATCTGGAGGGAATGCCAATTCATTCCCCATATCAAAATTCCATGCTCCGATTATCTGTGAATAAGAGAACGCGGAAAATGCTGCATTAATAAATGGAGCCGGGATTGTGGAATCATATGTTGGTGATGGTAATGTTACATCAGTCACCGCTGAGGAATGACCCGTCATTGTAAATGACATCTTGATCAGCCCACCAACTTCCATTGCGAAACTTACGTTGCCACGGCAACCAGTTAGCTTCATCAATGTACCATCTTGGTAATAATAAATTGTTACAGACTTGTGCCCGGTAGATGCTGGTGCATAAGTCACGGACGTAACGGCAACAACCGTTTCAGCAAAGCCACAAGCCTCTAATAAATCAGCCGCTTCTGGTGGAGTGCCTGCTGTGCCTGAGCCTTTCAATTCCATATCGAATGAAATGGTGCGTAATAGCCCACCAAACACATGTTGTAATTTTCCGATACTTGCCCGGGTGGCTGGCCGCTCATTCATGCGCAAACCTTCATTAGCCCAATTTGGCGCTTCAACTAACACCGCATCGGTGTTTGCTATCGGCACCGGATCTGTATTGTATGTAACTTCTTCTTTGACTAAAATAACTTCACGATTGATAAGCATTATTGCGCTCCCCCATCTTGTTTATCGGTTTTTAATTTCTTTGGTTTGGCGCTTGCCGGTTTTTGTTCGTCAGTATCCTTTACGCCACCATGGCGAACTTCAACTTTTTTGCGCTTGCATTTGCGTTCTTCACCCATGATGAATTCCTCTTATGTTAGATTAGCCCAATTTGTTCTATATGATATTGAATACGACAATGTCTGTCTTATAATAGTCCGGTCACCGGCATCAACAATTGGACGCTCAACCCGGATAGCTTCGATGAACTTGACTATGTTGCCAAGCCCAAGTTGGTAGTCGAGCATCAACGCTGCGTGAATTTCCCCGCGCATAGTATTCAAAACCGTAACAACATCATCTTTATTTCCCCGGGCAAGTAAGTCAATGTCAACTGTTAATTGCCAATCGATATATGATTGAGCAAGATTATTCTGAACGACATCTTCACCTTGTGTAATGATTATCCGGGGCAAATCCGCCTGCTCAATATCATAATCTTGTTCCCGCTGCACATTACCCCCGGTGGTTGTTAATCCGGTTAGTGTTGTGACAATCGCTCCCAATATATCTTCAGTGCGCATTAATTTGGTGCCTCAAGAATTATTAATACCATTCCAGTTCCATCAGGTTGTTTACCAGCAACCCGGTATTCCAAATTGTTAATGCGCAATGTATTCCCTCGCACTATATTTGGGACGGATAATAAATCGATCATAAATGTTGGGGCTAAAGTTTCAACCCCGTTCACTTCAATGTATTGATTCTCGAATATGCCAACGATTGAAGTGGTCTTATATACAGCGGCTGTTCCGTGCTCAACAGAATTTAAAAACACCGTGTAATCTTCAGTCATTGACATAATTTAGAAACCTTATTAATTGATCGTGTTTGGACCAACATTCAGCTTCACTAAAATAGAATCACCAGCGCCCGCCGTCAAAGTTTCCATAGCAATACAACCTGCTGATAAATCACCGGCTGCTTCCGTTGCCGCTTCATCATCAATCAAGTCTACGCTAGTGTCCCAAACAACAGACTCACCCACAGTAAACGCCGCGCCGGTAACAGCAGGCAGCGAAAATACACCGCTAATCTGCACAGGAACAACATCACCAGAATCACCACCCGATAAATATACACCGAGCAGATGACCAATTGCAACCATAGCACCAGCAATAACAGTGCCCCCAAGTGTGATGTCAATCACATTACCTTCACCTGAATATAATTTAGTCATTTTGCTTTCTCCTAACAGGGGTTCACCCCATTAAAGTTAAAAAATGCGCAGCCTGTTAAGGCTGCACGATTATTCCGGTATTATTTAAACACCAGGATTCTTGTAGCCGCCACGGAAGTCATTACCAGTCGTGCCGTAGTCCATGCGAACTTTCCACTGCACACCGTCAATGTTGAATCCATTTTCTGATTCAAGATACGGAGTTTGGTTGCCATCAAGGAATGCAATCTCTAGTGTTGGCACTTCCGCCGGTGGTGCCATTAAGTACCATTCAGTCGCATTCAAATACGGGCTAGAGATAACCTTCAGTGAATCTTTATGGACATTCACTTTCTTGCTATTGGCAACAGTGAAATCAGTCTCAGATGAAATGAGCGCTTTCAAAGTGTCTTCCAGCTCAACACCACAAACGATAATGGTTGGACGTATGCCCAGATAATCATTATCATCTGGATCCATTTGCTTACGCATCGCGGTTTTCGCTGAACTGATAAGCGCCAATGTTGGAGCCGCACCAGACGCTGCTAAGTTAGCATGAGTTGCGTGGAACAAAGCAACCGCATCGAACAATGCGGCATTAGTAGTCAAGATGCCAAACACATCGGAGTTCACGGTGCGAGCCGCAGCGCCGCCCAATAAACCAGCAATGCGCATAAAGCCATTCAGATCGTCATTGATAATCATTTGGCGAGTTAAAGAAATCATTTTGCCTTTAGTAGCAGCTTGAATTGTTTCCTTTTCTTCTCCGAATGTACCAGATGAATATTCACTACCTTCAGGAACCGTTGCAAGTGAATTGAATGAGCCAAGGCGGATACGAGAATTCAATTTGAAATCCGGTACACTGCCAACCAAACAAATTTCACGCCAGCTTTGTTCAAACGATCCATAGGCGCGTTGTAATTCTTTGCCTAAGCTATTTTCAAGCAAGTAAGGAAAATCACTTGATGTATGTGTAAACGCCGCAGCAATGATTTTCATCTTGTCCATACCAACCATCGATACATTCGCCATGCTTAATGATGCCTTTGCGATGTCGAGTAATGTATGGCCGCGCATTTCATTTTTGCCGTCATCTTTTTCAACACCGGAGCGAATCGCCAACGCTTGCGAAGCACCAACGCGGAATTTATCGCGCTCATCAGCAAGAGTAAGAATGCGAACATCGTCAGCAACCGGAGATGCATTTGTTCGCTTGCCAATAGCATCAAGTAAAATCGTAGATGCCATTTCAGCCGTAGTGTTCTGATCTTCAAGGCATGCTTTTAATTCTTTATCAAAATCACTGCCATGCGCGCTGAAAGTAGTATTGATTGATTTTTGGCGCGCACCTTCTTTGGCCAACGCTTCTTCAGTGGCTTGCTTTGCAATTGCCAATGCTTTTGTTTCCATTTCTGCTTTTGCTTTTGCTTCGGCAGCCTTCTTTTCTTTTTCGGTTAACATAATGTCATCCACCTTTGTTGTGTCGGCCACCGCCAACGTGTTTTCAATTACAGGTTTTTTCTCCTGTGGTTTTTCGCCAAGATACTGTGCCAATATATGGGACGGTACATTGTCAAACTTGTTCAGGTCGAAGCTCGCTGCAACATCTACTTCGCCTGTTATCTCATCAATGAAACCAAAATCCAATGCCTCTTCAGCATTCATCCAAGTCTCATCATTCATTAGCCCATCGATTGTTTCAAGATCAATCCCGGTGCGTGCGGCATATGTCGCTGCCATATTATCTTTCATTTTATCGATAACATCAGCGGTCTTGCGCAAGTCATCGGACTCACCAAACCCTCCACCTTGTGGGTTGTGTACCATCATCAAACCGTTCGCGGCCATATTAATATGATCACCGGCCATAGCGATAAGGGAACCCATTGAAAATGCAGCGCCATCGATATGAACAACAACACGCGCATCGTGGTTCTTCAAAATATTATAAATGGCGGTGCCATCCATAACCGAACCCCCCGGGCTATTCAAATATAAATTGATGATCTTCGCATCTTTAATTGCTTTCATATCTGTCATAAATGACTTTGCTGAAACACCCCAATATCCGATTTCTTCATAAATGGTGATGTCGGCAACATTCGCACCTTTGCCAACAATCGTGTACCAGCTGTTACTCTTCTTTTTCTTCATCGGGTGGCTCCTCTGTTTTTTCTGTCTTGTCGGACTCTTCTGTTTTTTCTGGTGGTGTGAGCCCGGCATCTTTTTCTTGCTGCGCTTCTTCAATACGTTGTTGCAATATTTCTTCAGGGTCACCATTGCGCCGTCTTATGATCGCTGTTTTTGACGAGATGCCTGTTGTCAATTCTTTTTCTATTCCATCCATTTCTTTCTTTGGATCGATCCATGTTAGCGGTGGCCGGGTAAAGCTCACATCATACAATGTGCTTTCATCGATGTCCGCAAAATCCTTTAATAGTCTTGCGGTGACAGCCATCTTCAAAAATTCTTCATAAATTGGTAACACTTGACGTTTTGAAAAGTATGACCATAAAATTCCATAACTCATATATTGTTCAACTAACTCTTGGCGCTGCGCGGAATATGTGCCATTATAATTCTTGGCAATACTGCTGAAGCTAGTCCCGGCTCCCGCCGCGGCAAAACGCAAATTCATATCCAGAAATGGAATGACCTCGTTGTTTGGTCGATTGCTATTTGTCGTTTGTACTTCTTCACCCGCTTTTAAATCATCAAAAATCATTCCCGGCATGAATTCCATTTCACGGTATTCATCGGAATTGTTTGGGGCAACATACATATCTGGTGCGCCCTTCCTTATGAACCCGGCCATGGCAGCGGCAACTCGTGCAGCAACCCGTTCCGATTCCTCAATGTATTTTATATCTTCAAAACGCTGCATGATGGTGGAGAACATCGTCACGCCGCGCGTCTGTCTAATTCGATCAGTCAACTTCAAGTGTAGTATATTTTTTGCCGGGACGCGCTTGGTGTCTTGGGTTGATAACAAACCAAAACTTCCTGCGGCATTAGCATTGATGTCCAAGTTCTTGTAAATGTGATATGCGTTTGGACAGCCCCATTTATTCTTTTGAACCCCTTGTACAATGCCCTTCTTATCATCATTCAAATTTAACGGGACATAATCGGCCTCAATTAGCTCATATGAAAATGGCACAATGGTCTTATGATCAAGAGACTTCATATTGCCTGAAATAAGTTGGGTGAATAATTCTCCGTCACGCAACCAAGTTCGACATGCTATGCGTTGGGCTGAAGCCTCATCATAATCACAGGTCACTTCAGGATTGCGTGCCCAATTTTTATATAGCTTTAATACTTCTTTGTTGGCCTCGGTGTGTAAATCCCCTTGCCCGTTTTTGATCATTGGTATCGGGTGAATGCCCATGCCAACAACGTTCGCAACGAGGGTGGTCAATACCCCTTTGGCGAGATCGTAATTTTGTTCAAGGTGCCTTGCGTTGGCGCGTAAATTAGCCGAAGCGGCATTCACATCAACGTCCGGGCTAGTATTTGATACACGTTGCTTTAAAGTATTACTTGCTTGCCCGCTTTCATAATATGCTTTGACTGCTTGCTTACCTTGCAGCCTGCGCACTCCATATCGAGGAAACATTGATACAATTATATCATCAATAAACTTCATACAAATTTAGCCCGTTGAAAACTTGTTTTGGATTCACCAGCATTGGCGCGTGTCAACTTGGCCTCTAAGTCTGACCAATAATTAATACTTTTGCGAATTTCATCAGCATCAACCCGCGTCAAAATACGAGAGCCAATTGCATATGATTGGCCACCGGCAACTGCTAGGTCAGCAGCAACCCAAGCAGAAAGTGCCGTTTGGGCATCGGCTAAAGATACAGGCATATTAATCGGCCTCCACTGTGAATGTGACTTTGCCGTGCAATGTTTGCGCGGGTGTTGAATCTGTGGTGCATGAAACATTGACCGCGTATGTTACGCCAGCAACCCCGCCCGACACCGCAAACTGAACCGCTTTCCCAGATGCCACAACAACTCCGCTAATTGTTAGCGCGGCGGTTGAAACGACTTTATTTGACAAGGCTAAATCGGTTGTGGTAACTTCAGCCACCGTGGGTGTGCCGGTTAGTAGCTCGGCTGACTCCAACTTTCCAATAAATGAAACTGCGGCGTTCAATACTTCTGAAACCGTCTTGGCTGGAATTTCTATCGCTGTGTGCGTCATTCATCCACCGTGAAATCAAACTTATTGTGGGGCAATGCAAAATCAAAATCATCACCTTTGATATCGTAGTATAACCGAGAATCCAATAATGTAAACTGGAAATCAGAGAAATCAATAATTACATTGACCGCCGCATACGTCAAAGTGATCGCGGTTCCGGTTAAATTGAAGGTGCCGAACTCTGCATCAAGTTCTCTAAACACTGATAATGTTGCCGGGATTCCGGTTAAAGCGAATGTCCCGGGGTCACAATCAAACTGATATGTTCTTGCTAACTTGGTTGCGGCTCCGGTTAAAACAAGCGATCCAAATTCTGCATCGAGTTCTCTTGTGGATATTAAGTCAGCAGCGGTGCCTGTTAAAGTGAATGTGCCAAATTCTGCATCAAGCGGATATTGAATCGAGAAATCAGCAGCGGCTCCGGTTAAAGTGAATGTGCCAAATTCTGCATCGAGTTCTCTTGTGAGTAATAAATCAGCGGCTGTGCCTGTTAAAACAAAAGTCCCCGGGTCTGCGGCAAGTGCCTTATCCCCGGTGCCTGAATAACTCAAAGTGGCGGCGGCTCCGGTTAAAGCGAATGTGCCCGGGTCGCATGGTAATTCTCTTAATGTTAATAAATCAGCAGCCGTCCCGGTTAAAGTGAATGTGCCCGGGTCTGCGGCAAGTGGATAATGCCTTAATAAAGTTGCAGCGGTTCCGGTTAAAACAAACGATCCAGATTCTGCATTGAGTGGATAATGCCTTAATAAAGTTGCAGCGGTTCCGGTTAAAGCAAATGTGCCCGGGTCTGCGGCAAGTGTTTTTTCACCACCGGAATAGTTTAGATCAGCAGCGGTTCCGGTTAAAGTGAATGTGCCAAATTCTGCATCGAGTTCTCTTGTGAGTAATAAATCAGCAGCGGCTCCGGTTAAAGTGAATGTGCCAAATTCTGCATCGAGTTCTCTTGCAAGTATTAAGTCAGCAGCGGCTCCGGTTAAAGTGAATGTGCCAAATTCTGCATCGAGTTCTCTTGTGAGTAATAAATCAGCAGCGGTTCCGGTTAAAGTGAATGTGCCCGGGTCTGCCGCTAAAGAATATGGTGAACCGCTTGCGGCGGTATCGATTGTGAATGTCGGTGTCGCAACTAATTCTGTAGCACCTGTTAATGCCGCCGCTGGAATTGTTGCGGTCACTGTTTCTTGTGCCGCTATATCGTAACCTGCCGCTGCGGTGAATGTGATTGTTACTACGGTGGGCGATGTTCTAACAACCGCAGTCACAACCTCTCTGTCTCTTACTTCCCGATCCCATTCACTATCAGCAT